TAGTTAAAAGCCCCCACCGTACCATGGGGGCCTACCCTTTTCTAGTTTGGCTTCAGCGGTAACCTTTCATAGTCACTTCCCCTTTTACAGTTGTTTAACCATTTGTCCCCACCATGGGGTACTCCTCCCGTGGTACGCCGGGAAACACTCAACACCTTATTAGTTGATTGACGTTTAGTGAACCAATCGGGGATTCCCCTTAGGTTCATTCCACTCGTCTACCATAACATCAAAAAATGTTCTGGTGCTACCTAAATATTCACTATTTTCGTCCTCTTCTTTATACTCCTCTACCTCATACCCTAATCTCTGCAGAGTTTCTAAAGCTGCTTGTCTACCGCTTTTTCGCTGCTTCTCAGAGCCCATTGGTATGCCTCCTGTAACTCCTTATTCTTCCTTAACTTATCAGCTGCCTTGCGTAGGTGGTGCCTAACTGTCGCAGGGTCTACCCCTAATTTGGCTGCGATTTCTTTAATTGTCATCCCGGGGTCTTCCTGCTCTGCCCTGCGCTTAGACTCTTCCTCTTCTTCAACATACTCTTCTGCTTCTTCATAGGTGCAGAAGGTTTTACTGGTTTTCTTATTACGGCGTTTTATTGACGCCTCATACCTCTTCTCCCCTTTCCGGGTGGTGTATTCTCGTATGTGACCCATACCAAGTTATTCCTTTGCTTTATGGTAAAGGTGAACCCCAAGTAACAACGCTATCGCTAACATCAACGCCCATAAATCCAAGTGTGTTAAGTCCATTACAACCGTTTCCCTCCATGCTTATACGGTCTTAACTTGTTATACTCCATCTTCACACCAAGGGCAGTTGCGAGGTCTAATCCATACCTCCCGCAAAAGTCAGCAATCCTGATAACCACATCCGCCAACTCAACCACAAGCCCTTCAGGTTTAGCATTCCCTTCTTTATCCTGCTCAAACCTGACATCTGTTACACCATAACCATCCCTATACTCCTCCAACGCCTCTGATAACTCCGAGTGCATCAACGCTATACACTCCCCCACACTCCTATCATCATCCCACCATCCATGCTGCAGGGCATTTTGGTGTGCCTCCCTTACTAAATCCTGAATCTTCATACCTCTATACCCCTCTTCCTCAGTCCTTTGGCAATTTTAACCGGGTCAGTTTTTGTCTGTCTCCATGGGAGCTTATTCTTTAGAACCTCGATTCCATGTAGGAGCATATAAAAGAGCCCATAATCAGGGTTGTAGTAGTCGAAATCAATCTCTACAGCATGTTCAATCGTCCTCCCTAACACACGAGAAAAGTACCCACCTACTGTAATCTCAGCACTAGTACAAGGGACCTGTTCCCTGTAACTATTCCCTAACTTATGGAACCTCGCATACGCATCTGCTGACTCCCTTCCCAACCACTCATCGAACTCTTCTGTGTTCTCGAAGTAACACCTATCCTCTAACCCTACAATCAGCTCCAATGGAGGAGCCCCTACCCACTCCAACCACTCCCTTACATTCCTTAAGCACTGTTCAACTGGTAACATTAAAGTTTGTCCCCCTTAAGTTTTTGTCCTTCGTTTAATTTCCCTCTGCAGCTCCCTCCACTCCTGCTTCATAATTCTCCTTCTCTCTGCCCTAGGGAGCTTCTTTAACTCCAAATCCCTTTGCTCCCATTTATCCCACCACCCATCATCACTCATCAATCTCCTCCCTATCCCATCTATGCCCACATTCAGGACACTCCCACTCCACCACTTTATCCTTCTTGGTACTGTAAATCCCAATGGTCAAACAAAAGTGTTCAGCACCCCCGAACAACTCCCGTGACTTTTCAGGAATAGGGTCTCCTGTCAAATCTGCCCTACACTCAGGACAAGTTGTAGGGGGTTGAGTGTTAGACACCATTACGTATTCCTTACTGGATGTTTTCACTAGTCTTCTCCTTCGCAAATTCCTCGGTGACGATCATTTCCCCTCCGCTCCATGACGCTCCCCCACCATCTTCCTCAGTGCCCGATTCTCCCGCTTCAACTTCTCCACCTTGAGCATAAGCTCGGCTTGTGGGGTGTTGGCGTAGTCGCTGAGGATGTCTCTCAGCCGCCGGATCTCGGCGATGAGGGCGTCCCTGTCCATGGTTTCGATGTCGATCATTTCCCCTCCATCAATAATCTCCACATCCCCTCCGCAATAGGCGCACTCGCCGTACTCGGTTGCCTTGACATGATCGCCGCACTCAGCGCAGCGGAAGAAGGGGATCATTTAACCTCCTCTGCGGCTTTGAGGGCTTCGCAGGCAATTAAGTACCCGTCGCAGCATTCCCGCCACGCGTTTTCATAAGGCCCATAAGCCTCGTCGTACATCCAGTTTTCGCTATCTGCATACTTCTTTAACCCCTCCCGCAGAATCCGCTCCACCTTACACAACCGACCAATACCAATTCGTAATTCCTCGCACTCATCCTCCATCGTATCTTTAGGTTCAATACGGTAAGGATTGACATTGAATGCAAACGCCTTAGTATAAGACATTAAATTTTCTAGCACCTCAACCCGCTTCTGGGAGGCAGCGAGTTGGGATTGGAGTTTGAGTATGACCTTTGTGGCGTCTCGCAGGATGACCTCCTCGCTTCTTGCCATCGACAGGCCAAGTTCAGGGCATTCTGGATATACGGCTTCCGCAAAGGCGATTATGTAATCTGGTGTCTTGCTCATTTCCCCTCCCTCGCCTTGAGCATGGCGTCGGCCATGCGGTAGGCTTCCATGGCGATATCATCACGGTTGACTACCGTATCATGGATCTCATCGCAGGTTCGCATGATTCCCACAACGACCTTTGCCGCGAAGTAATCCCGCAGGGTCATGCCGGGATTAGAGAATTTGTCCTGATTGTACCCGTCGTATTCCAGTGGAAACGCCGGTCCTCCGTCTTTGATCTCTCCCATTACTCCTCCTCCTCCTCAATCCAAGCTTCACAATCGTTACACCACCACCCTTGGCCCGTCCAAAAGTAAGCGTCATAGCTGAAGTGCGTATCCTCATTCCCGCACATTGGGCATTTTATTCGTCTTTCTTCCATTCCCTCTCCCATTCTCTCCTCCTCTCAACCTCATACCCATGCCCTTCCCTATGCTCCGTCCAACAATCATCACAAATCGTATATTCACACCAAGGACACATCGCCAACCTACTCCTTACCATCTCCCTTTCACACTCTTCACACTCTCCATATCCCTCTTCCTCTTCCTCTACTTCAACTTCCCTCGGCTTCATATCTCCCCCTCTTTACATGTAAATAAAGAAGGCCCCATATCGGAGGGGCCGGGCCGCACTAACCATTACTCATGATCAGTGATCCTTTACTAAGGGTTAAAGTTAAACCGTAAACCTGACAATCCTCACCTGCGCCCTGACTTCCTCTCCGCAATCAGGACACACAAACGTATCCGCCTTACCACCAGCAGGATTACTCGGGAAGCCCCGATAATTCTTAGCCTTCACAGCACCCTTACTGGCAGTTCCCTTATCTTCTCCAGAAGCCGCAGCCTTGGCCTCCTCAGGTGTCCCAGCACCCGTAGCTGCCATGAGAGCCTTCTCATAACAACTGGTACAGAACCCTCTCCAATCAATCTGCACCTTGAACGGCGCAGCAGGCCCCCGATCATGCAGCCCATGGAGTGCCACGCTATACTCCCTATTACTCCTAGGAGCCTGCGGGATACCAGCACTCTTGATAAGATCCATCAACTGACTGGTACGCCTCCCATCCTGCTTTCTCTCAAACTCTGTATTACTCAGCCTCTGCCAAGTAATAGCCCTATCGTCATACTCCCCACCAATGATCCTCAAATCAATGGTAGCCGAATACCGTTTCCCCTTCTGGGTATCAAACTCCTTTTCCTCCCGAATCTCCGAAACATACACCGAATAGGTAGCTGCCGGGGGAGGGGGAGCAAACTCAGGTGCGGGTGCCCAATCATCAAAATCACTCTGACTGAGTTCAAGAGGTTCATCACTGAAATTCATCGGTTCACTCATTGTCTTATCCTTTATGTTATTGATTGTTGTTAACTAAAACACTAACTAATCCCTAAGTCCGCTTTCAACTTAGTTTGTGCTTTCTGGTGGCTCTCTCCTAATTTCTCCAGAAATGTATACACCGAAGCCTCATCTCCTTCCAGAAACTCCGGTAAGGGAGAATAGAAGTGACCCCTATTCTTTGCAATATAAGGAATCCCATCATCCTCAAAGTGGTTAGTAAGGTACAACCGTCTTTCTACCTTCCCCTTCTTCAATCCTCCTTGTCCTGTAAGGTAAAGGTGTAGGGTGTTATCAAACCAAGCCCCAGCACTCGCCGTCTTGGCCTTCCCAATCACCTCAGGCCCATACATAGGCAACCGGGTGTTATCATCAGTACTCTTAAGCTCAAGGGCGGTCCACATTACGTACACCCCCATGATCCCTTTACTCAACCCAACAAAGTCCTCAATTCTCTGTTGGATATTCCCATAATGAGCCATGCTGGGAGACCCAAAATTCGTCCCCCCATCCTTGAACTTCATAGGTTGACTGGAAATCTTAAACAACCCCGCTGCCTCTGCATTGGTCATGTAGCTCATTAACCACTGACATCCCTCAGTAATCCCATCGTACACAACTCCCCCAACATCCTTCCAATCCTTCTGCTTATCGGTCGGAATCAAGGGAGATTTAGGATCATCAGGATCAGATGGCCACCAACCTTCACACAGCTTCTTGAGGGTCTCAACTGGATACTCTCTCCCCCTGACATAGGTGGGAACAACAATCCCTACATCCACGGCAGGTTGGATAGAAGTCCATCCCCCACCACTCATACTCACCAATCTGGTTTTCTTGCCTGTGTTTTTGTGGATATACTTCGCTAACTCTTGAGCCTGAGTGGTCTTTCCGGCCCCACTCACCCCATATATCAATAGGGACTCAATACACTTCCCTGCTGTGCTCATCGTCTATCTCCTCATTTTGAAGTTCTGGTAATTGAGGGTTACACCACATACAATATTTTAATTTAACATCATCAAATAAAGGATGTACAGTCACCTCCCTTCCACAGTTACAACATTTAACCTGTTTATACCCATTGAGTAATCCCCACTTTTGATAACCGCAAACAACATACTTCATTTCCTCCTTTGCTGCTATCAGGTACCGCAGAGTATGTCTTACCCTAATCTTCTTCCTTCCACCCATCGAATTCCGAGGGATGATGCGGCGGCCTTTGTACATATCCTCCACTCTCCAGTGGATCACTGATACTCCCGTAACAAATCCCCAAATACGGACATTTTTTACGGTACTGGTTACTAAAACAAAACTTATCCAGTCTTGCTGGGAATATGGAGGCCATAACCTCCGTAGCTATCTCTTCAGTAGGTTCCTCTTCATTGAGGCGAATAACCCCCATCTGAATAGTCCCTTGTCTAAAAGCAACCTGCCTTTGCCACTCTTCCAGTTCCTTGTTACTCCTATAAACCACCGAATTGAACAGACACCCTTCCATTACATCCTCAGGTAACTGGTCAACCCACTTATCCATACCCATAGTATAGGTATCAAACGCTTCCCAATCCTTCTTCCTTCCCAAGGAGGAATCAAACCCATACTCTTCCTCCCCAAACGCACCTTTCATCCTGTACGCCCTAACCAATGGAGAGTAATAAACATACTCCCCATCCTGATTCTTCTTCTTCATTCCCTTGTACAAAAACTCCATCATCACCCCAGCAGGGTCTTCCCCATACACATGCCTCACATCCAGTGCATGACTTAGAACCTGTGTACTGTATCTCCATGCCTCTATGTAATCCTCACTGATCCACCCAGTTGTTTTGAATTCCGGGCCAGCGAATATACTATTATCCGCTCTCCGCTGCAGAATCCCATCCAACCGGCTCATCAGTACCTGCCCGGGGGCAAAGGGGATCTCGTGTTCCTGCTCAGATGCGATCACCTTATACTGCTCCAATAACTTCGGGAGCCGTACAATAGTCCACACCCTCGCCAGCCCCTCAGCCAAAGCGGCTTGACGGTTCATCTCCAGAGTTAAATCCCCTGAAAACTCATCAAACCCCTTACTATTTATCTCCTCCCTATACTCTCTCTTAGCCTCCTCACAGAACTCATTAACCTCCCCCCTTCCCGGTACATCATCCTTCTCCTTGGCATACTTCATAACCCTTTCAAGTATCCCGTGGGTAAGTGTCCCGGTACTTTGAGCGATGTCGAGCCCTGCCCTGACTATCCCGGTTCCTCCATAATAATATTGAAGGTAACACTTCCGTGGACAATCAACATAGGTCTCATCGTGGCTTCGAGAGAACTTCCAGACTCTCTCCTCCATTATTCCTCCTCTTTAACCTCAGCCTTCTTCCCATACATTGAATCAAAAAGTTTCTCCAGTGCATTGAACGCTCTCCGCTTCGTCCCATACACAAACACCTTGTCTTCTCCTTCCACATTGACCATCACTTCATCGTCTTCACACCAAATACTCATCTTACCCTCAGTCATCTTAGTCCTTTCTTTTATTGTATATTGTTTAGGTTTACTTCTTACTCAACCACTCCAACACAACCCGCCGCAACATCAGAGCCAATGGCATATGCTCCTTCTCAGCCTCTTTTTCCAACTTAATAAATGAAGAGGGGAGGAACCTTATATACACAGCCTTTTCCAATAGCTCCTTTGTGCGGGGTGCGCGGGGGCGGCCACTCTTTTTACTGACTTTTTTGATTCCCATGCCCCCCATAATAATGACGTTTGGGGGAGGTTGTCAACAAAAAAATTCGCGCCGTTTGAAAATTTTCAGCAATTTTTGATTGCGCTCCCAAAATTGAGCGGATTTCAGTTGACACCGCATGAACACTAGCGATAAGCTGGATAAGCAAGAGGGAGATGTTCTTCACCAAACCTTCACCATTCTCGACGGGGGATGGTTAATCAATAAGAAGGGAACCTATGCTAATCTCCCATGGGTTCCCTTCTTATTTCAGGAGATTATTCATGGCAAAACCCAAGTTCCATTCAGTTTCCGACCCGGCTCCACTCCAAGATCTCATTCCCGGCTTAGCACCAAAACACCACATCACAGTCCTAAGCGGTGACTCATATGTAGGCAAAACCCGCTTGGCCTTACGAATGGCCGAAGCCTTCGTCAAAGGCATAGGGTTCTTCTGGGACCCCCTACCCCCTATGAAGGTAGGCTATTTCAGTGAAAGAAGCGCAGCAAGCGTTGTACGCCAAGCAAATGACCAAGCAATAGACCTCTCAGAAGTCACCTTCGTCACCCTCCTTGACCTCCCCAAGTCCGAAGAAGAGATGTACATGACTCAGAGCCTCCAGTGGCTCGATAGAGTCCTTGCCCAATATTCCTTTGACATTATATTCCTCGACACATTTGGCCACTTCCTCCCCGCTTACGCACGTTCCAAGGGAGCCTTAAACGACTACGGCTTAATGACTAAGGCCACAATCGAACTCCAACGCCTGTGTATGCGCCACAAAGTCACCCCCATTTGTCTCTACCATAATGCCAAAGAAAAGGTCGGTTCTGAGTTTAAGTCCTTCAAAGCCAAGGTTTCCGGTTCAGCAGCCATCACAGCCAACACCCTCGCCGTCTGGTCCCTCTCCGAATATGAAGGCCCTACAGACGCTGAGGAGGAAGAAGAAGTAAAATACCGCCAGCTGGACATAGCCTACCACCACGCCCCTGACCAAGTACTTTACTTCCGCACCCTCCCCAATGGCTCCTTCCTCAAAATAGACCGCATCGAAGCCGACACCCCAGCCGCCACCAAATCCTCCACCCGTGAGTCCGAAGTCCTCTCAATGATCCCTGACTCAGGGATAACTCGTAAGGAGTTAGTTGATAAAATTCAGGAAAATTTGGGCCTTGGTAGAACCCGGACACAGAATATTATCAAAAAATTGCTGGATTCCCGTAACCTCTTTACAACTCAATCAGATAGCGGCGAAATCATAAAAATCCGAAAGGTCGCTCTGGTATAGGGTGTAAATTTGCTGTGACAGTGTGACAGATATATCAGTTCTGACATACTGTCACAGCAAAAAGGGGGGGGTGTGACAAAAAAAGTGTGACAAAAATACCCCTTTAGAATCATACACTTAAGTACAATCTGTCACAGTGTCACACTATATATACTCATGATCGGAGGGAAATCTGTCACACCCAGCGCATTTTAGCTGTGACAAGCTGTGACAACTGTGACAGTTTTTCACCATAGGATATTGCATAGGAGGTATCGGGAAGTAGGGGGACTTTCACCTTTTCTTCACCCCCCTACCCCCCTACCTCCCTCTACCATTCAACTAGTTCAGGGGAGTCCAAATATATGATGTAGCCTCCCGGAACTTCTCCCGGTCGAAACGAGGGTTATCTTCTGCTAGAATATCCTCAATAACACTTGTTAATCTCATCAGCACTGACCACGCTGTGCCTAAATCGAGGTAATTCCCCTCATAGGTCTTCCTTATACTTTGTGCAGTTGAGTCTAAAGCAGCTGCAATTTTAGTGTAATCCTTCTTACTCATTCCCATAACTTCCTCCTTATCAATAAGTTAGACCTTCTGTCCCGACGCCTCAACATCTGTCTCGACGCCTTATAATTCCGGTTATATAATTGGGGGTAAAAAGAAAAAAAATTATAATAGGAACAAAAAAAAAGCAGGGTACGGGATTTCTCCCATACCCCACTTACTCATTCTGCAGCGAAAAACCCAGTTACCTTCTCCCAAACAAATATCACCAAGGCTATGATAAAGCCAATTCCCACAACAATATTGACTAATATAGCCTCTAATAGTTTGAGAACAACCGGGGTGGAGTCTTTATACTGCCCACTCATCCTGCAGCCTCCTCCACTGGCCTTTCCTTCCCTACAACCTCCATCACCTGATCGTAAATCAGCAGGGCCATAACCGAGGCATTCTTAACGGTCGTCAATAACTTAGCCCCAAGGGCTAAAGGTACATCCTCATCCCCTAATGTATTGGCGACGTTTTCAAGGATGCTACTCACCAGTTTACCCTGAACCTCATCGAGGTTCTTAGTACGGGCCACCATCCCAATGGCGATTGACCTGAAAACCGCCGTTACCTCAGGGCCTCTCAGGTCGATTTTCCCATCCTTAGCATGGGAGTATAGCCCTACTGCCCCCAGTAAGGCTGCCTCTGCAGCAGCCTCTGCCACCTCATTCCTTTTCGCTTCTTCCTCCATTTTATCTCCTTTTAGCAGTTACATTTACCTTAGTGTGTATCGGTAGGGTCGGGTGCTTGTATCAACACGTAGGGCGTGTCTATGCCTGAACAAAACAGAGGAAATCGTACTACGAGTGGTTCCGATTACCTTAGCCATCTCCTGTGTTGAATGCTTGCCTGTATGGACGTTTAGAAACTCCTTGACCTGCCTCCCGCGTTCCCCTTTTCCAAGGCGGCTCCTACGCACCTTCGCCTTTGAGGTTGTGGGGGTCTCCTTCTCCTCCTTCTGGTCTAGGGGGCTTAGCGTAAGGAGCACTTTGTATAGCTTAGTGAGGTGGCCTTTTAGCTCTTCTACCTCCTTCTCCTTCTCCTTCAGTTTAGCTTCCCCAAGTTCAATCACTGAACATAAGGCAGCTTCCATGCCATCATCCAACTTCGATCCCACGCTTATTCCTCCTTTACTTTAGTTTTCACTGCACCCATAGCAGCCACAGCGATTGCAGACTGGAACTCCAGTAAAGAGGTGACAGAGTCAAACCCCAACTCTGCACACCCGGTTCCATCCGCTGTAGCTATCTGCAACCACACAACCCCCGGAGTTGAGAGGTTCACCTTAATTGAATACTTCCCCCCTCCTCCCCCTAAAGGTTGACCCATGATATATTTAGTTACCATTAGCCATCCTCCTTTTCATATCCCGCTTGCACGTCCATATTAGGAACCTTATCGACCATGAAGGAGAATAGGTTCCTAAACATAGAATCACCGTAAGGGACTCCACTAACTCAATCCATGCCCTTATCCACCTTTGGCTATAGTGGAGTACTCGAAGGTTTAGTGGTCTGGTCACTCCTCCACCTCCCTCTCCCTACAAACTCTCAGCAGGTGTGCATATTCCTCTCCCCCTTCATTCAGTGCCTTGAGTAATGTCTCACCCATTCGGTACGCCATACCTATATTTCTAAGGTACAAGCACACCGTATCCCCACCTTCCGGGTGCTCCCCAATGGAAATCTCCACCACCACCGATGGCCGCTTTGCACTGTCGGGCAACAGCAGTCTTACTCTCACTCTCACATCCTCTGTGTCCCCAACAAACATAGCGGTTTCAGTAATTCCCATACTTCCCCTTTCCGGGGTTACCCTCCCCCTTACAGCAGAAGGGTAACCCCTATTAGTTACGCTACGGTTGGCTCGGAGGAATGAGCAAAAACATCCCTGAACGGTCCTGCCCCCCGAAGTGGACATGTATCACACAGGATCGTCAAGTGCACTGCTAATCGAACCACCAGAAAACCCATCGTTTCCGTCTTTACATCATCCCACTGCAATCCAAGAATCTCCCCTTCCTTGATTGCATCCTCATGTTCTGCGAAGCAATCCTCGCTCAACCCCAATGCCTTTAGGGCATCGTCCACGTACGCCGGAAAATACACTATCGACATAGGCCGATGCACTTTCCTGAATTCCCTGCACTCCGGTGAATCGCTCTCATTCACACGTTTCAGCAGATGGGACACGAGGGCCTTCTGTCCTGTGGTCAGGTCCGCATAAACTGTCTCATCCTCCGGCTCGTCACCGAGCGTGATTCTGTACCGGTTCATCTCCACCTCTGTACTCCTACCTTTCATTTCTCATTCCTCCTCCTCCTCCTTACACAGCGTAAATTACGTATACATAAAAACAAGGCCCTACCCACCCTCGTAATTAGGGTGAGTAGGGCCTAGTACTACAGGTTACTTCTTACTTCAAACGACTACCGACCACCCTTGACGGCGGGAACCAGAGTGATCATGTCACTGTTACTGAGCGAGTAGTCGAGATCCTGCTTGGAACCATTGACGCGAACATCGAACCCGTCGGAGTCCACGTCCGCCGCCTCCAGAGCATCCTCCAAGTTGGCACCGGCGGGGAGCAGCACCTCCTTCACGACCTCCCCCAGCTTGGCCACCTTGACGGTGATCTCACCGCCACCCTTCACCGCCGGAACGAGGGTGATCATGTCACCGTTGACGATGTTCCCACAGGGGGTACGACCGTTGACTCGGACATCAAAACCCTCCGAATCGACTCCCGCCGCATCCAGCACCTGATCCATGTTCGCGTCGTCGGCAACGGCAACTTCCTTGACCACTTCACCCAGCTTGGCAACTTTCACGATCATCATAATACTTACTCTCCATATATGGTTGTTGGTTTGGTTTTGTACTACACTCTTTTACTTCTTTACGTCTGCACTACCGTACTGACGCTCATTACCACAAACTGTGCATCTGTACGTTGGAAAAATCTTACTGGTCATCAGGTTATGTACTCTCTTCTGCTCCCCATACTTCTTATCCTGATACTCATTCCTGCAAGCACAGGGAAGAATAACTGTTTTCATCACTCCTCCTCTACCTTCTACGGAGTAGTCAACATGGTCAACGTAACCATGTCGAATATGATCTCCTTCATCACCTCCTCTCTTTTGGCAAACTTCTTCACCTGATTCGCCACCAAGGAAGCAATCATAAAGCCATTGTAAACAATAGCTCTTGCCGTACATGGCTCCTGTAACGCTTCCTCGTCGCTTGTCAGTGTCTCTTCGTACCAACGTATATGCTCGGGGTCACAAGGGTCGATGGAGTTAATCCTACAAACCTGCGCTCCCATACGAGCATCTACGTACAGTGGTATAATGGGTTGGTACTTGATGGAATCCCAGATTTCTTTCCGGGCAGCCATCGAATCCACCCCACTCACCACAACTCCGTCAACAGGAGGATGGAACCTCTCTGTATAGCTTGTATACTTGAAAGTATCCACCCCGGCCAACGACTCACAGATCTGCTGAGCAGCGTCCACCTTGTTCATTCCTACATGTTTAGGCCCATACAACTGGTTCGGAGCATTGTGCTCCTCAACCGTGTCGAAGTCCCAAACTGTCACATCTCCTACTCCCATTTTGGTAAGGGCAAGGAGGACAAAACTTCCGATCCCCCCTGCCCCTATCACCGTAACGGGAGGCAGATCAGCAGGTCCTACGATTGCGCTCTGCCTCAGAAAATCCACTCTACCTCCTTCCTCCCCTTACTGAACTCATCAACGCAATCTCCGGCTCCCACGTTTCCTTCTTCCGCCTCTTTTTCGGGGCCGGTTTGAGTTCCTCCCTTTCCCATCTACCCGGGGCCTTAGCTTCCCGGCTATCCACGAGAATATCTGACCCTTCCTCCCAGAATCCTCCTCGTCCCCAATAGCCCCCCGAGTAGTAGTCCGGTTCCCCGATTTCTTTCTGGGAGCCGTACCACGTTTTCGTTTTCGCGTCCCAGTAGCTTCCCCGAAAAGACCGAGAAGTAATCTTCTCTTTCACCTCCTCTTCTGCCAGTTTTCTCAGTTCATCGGAAACCGGCATCGAGACCACTAAGTTGATGTCGTCCAGCACCACGTGGACTGGATCATAAATATCCAGCCTGACCTTGTACTCTCTCTTCTTGTTGGCCACAACGGAAAGCATCCATCCATTACCAAACTTCCCGGCAGTAGCCTCGTCGGTTGTACTCCAGAACACTCCCATATTTGCATGAGAGTGCCACCAGAGCTTTAACTTCCCCGGGTCTTCTTCGTTCTTCATCATCTCCGTCATCAACAGAGAGATAGCCTCAGGGTCAAGTTCCGTCTCACTGGTTGAGCACTCCTGCTTGAGAAGGTAAATCTTCTCAATGCAAAACTGCCCATTTGTCAGGGAAACAATCCCCAACCCTGAAACCTCATCCTGTGCCAGATCCACATACAGATCCAGCATCTGCTTGGCTTCCGGGGTGATTAAGGCGTTGAGGTTAGTCGTCATCCTCATCTCCTCCCTCTTCCCCTTCCTCAGGGTCACGGCTCCTGCGCCGGTCGGCAGCTTCATCAGCCTCTCTCCTGCGCTGAGCTTGAGTACTGTTGTCACATCCAGTCCCCGGGACCACCTCCAAGGAGTATTCCCCGGTAGCCTCAGGCCACAAATACGGATCAGCATACCAGTCAGTGGTGTTAGCTGACTTCAAGTACCTAATGATCAGGTCTACGGCAGCGGCAAGCTCGAACTTGCTGATGTAGTTGGCAACCCCAGTCCCGATGTTCCCCCAACACGGTGTGCCATCCATACTGACGTGGGGGTGACACAAGGATGTTCCCGGGTTCTCGATGCTATCAGCCGTCGTTATCAGCACCACTCCAGACTCAGATCCACTGAGGGGAATCCGTATGTTGTACTTATGCCCTAATCTCCACCGCCTACACGTGAAGAAGTTGATATGCTTCGTTGTTATTGAGAGTCCCGCTGCTGATGCTCTCACTTGGTAAACATCCGCTAGGGATCTGAGTGCAGCAGCTTCCTTCTTTGCCTTCTCTGCCGTTGTTACGCCATCAGGACGCGACCACATATCAAGCTCCGATCGAGCTGCCTGTAACTGGCGTACGGTCCTAGCTATTGTTCTATGATTCTCCCGGATCATTTCCTCTGCCGAGTCAATACTCCGTTGGCATTGAGCTACTTTGATTGACCTAAGGGAGTCGATCCTACGAATCAGTACTTCTTCTACCCTCTGTCCCATCAAGTCCTCCGGCTGCCCCCCGAGTATCGGAACTGCAGCATCCAAAATCGCTTCAAGTATACCGAGAGTGTTGTAATCCTGTTGGTGGGGTAAATCAAAACGGATAAACAACACTCCTCGACGTATTTGAGCTACCGTATCTCCCGTTGTGGGGTCAACTATCGGAAATGTTTCCGGGTCCCCAACGGTTATACCCACGTTATCCCGTTGACTATTGGCAACCGGGAAGCCAAAACAAGAACTAATCACGTTGTTTGGCATTTCCGAGCCAATCCCGGTACAGTGCACCGGACTTGTCCAGAAGAGTATCGGAAGTATCTCCGGGTGTCCTCGCATGGTAAGATGCCTGATTCTATCAGGTATCTCGCCGGTGTGTTTGTTCCATATGCGGATCTTCCTGTGGAGAACCTCCGCATACTTCTCCAGCATCTGTATGGCTTGCATAACGATTTCGTTTAGGTCGGCGCTCACCATCGCAGAGTCAAACAGTTCCAAGGACGGCAACGACGTATCGGTCAAGTCAATGTTCATATTCCGCTGCGGGCGCATCCCACCCACTAACAGGGGTGACGCGATGATTGATTCCGCAATCTTTTGACCATACTCCCAGTCAGATTCCGTCATGTAATCCGGTCTGGTGAAATTGCCATAAGCTATTTCCCTTGCACTAGGAAATGGCGTTGGTTCGGCTCTCTCTGGTGACTCCTCCTCATCTGGATCATCCTCGTCGTCTGGTTCATCGTCAGGATCAGGGTCCCAACCAGCAAAGGTAGGTCGAGTTGGCGTAGCAGGCTCAATACCACGAATCCGAATTACTACCACATCCGGATTCAGCGTATTGAGCACCTGTACCCCTTCTTCACTCACCCCTAACGCCCGGAGAGCTTCCCCGAGTTGGGGATAAGGGAACATGATACCGGACAGGGTCTCACCTTCCATACCAGTAACATTGGAAGGTGCTGCAGGTATCCCCGCCCGGATCAAGTTGTTAAGGGATCTCTCACTTGAGACCCTCGGAATTATGGCCCACGTATTCGGGGGCCTTTCCGGCAAACTCATACTCATCCTCCTTTCCTCAAGTCACTATGACCCAAGGCATCACTACTCACCGTTAATTCAGTGAGTAGTGAAGTCCACGGTCACTACCCTACGCCGATTGTCTTTATTCGTTTCACCTCCTTCATGGCCTCATCCATCGTGGCCAGTATGACTCCCCTCGGTAACCCGCACTCCAAGAGGATCACCATTAACTTCATCAGTAATCGAGTGTTAGGCATTGGCAATTACCTCCACCCTGTGCCATGGAAGCCACTGAAGGTACCGGGGGCGTCTCACCTCAAACGCTTTCCCTTCCCTTCTCACTACCACCTCTTCCCCAGTCTCCTTGATCCGTATTCGGCACACCACTAGCTTCTTTGTGCTCATGGGGTCTCCTCTAACATGTAGGGGTTAATTGGCAAAGAACCTTGCATCCTTCACTAAGGGCATTACATCTCCGCCCTTCACTTCAACTACCGGCGTCCCATAACTGCTCCACGCCTTCCGCACTTCTACCACCCTTACCTTTTCCCCTTCACGGTACTTCATGAACAGGGAAACCTTGTGCTTTCTGCAGTCGTCCAGAGCCTTATTTACTTCGATCAACTTCATGGCTCCTCCTTATCTGTAGCGGTTCAGGGCAATAACCGCCTCTCGCTACAAGTTCCTCAAACTCCCTTGCCCTCAAGGTGATTTGTGCATCCACCTCCTCCACTTCCCCCTTATCGGGGTCCCGCTGATTCAGGAGGGTGGATAAGGTTCTGCTGAGTACTGTCTTTATGTACACTCTACTCATCCTCCCTTAGGTACCGATGAATCATGCGGTCAAGGTACCTTACTGCATGATCCAGATAGACATATACCGAATCCGGCACACCCTCACAAGCTGCCGTCCTCCTCTTCTCCTTGAGAATCAGGTGGGTCTCGGTGAGGTCTTCCAGTTCCCTTTCATCTATCGGATGCATTTAATCCTCCTCTATGGAATCAATCCGTATAAATCTTCCCACTACTACACTTCGTCTGATCCGCTGGAAGCCTGTCCATTCACAGCCAATGGCAGTCAGGCCCTTTACGGTGACTTTTGCTAGTTTGTGGTTACTTGGGTTTAGCTGCGACCTTAGTATCCGCAGCATATCCGAGGCCGGTTCCTTCTCACTGTAAACATGGAACCCCGTCATATATGGGTCAGGTGAGGTGTCTGGACTGCCGTAAGAATACAACAGTTCAGTATTTGTGTCCTCTGCCCATTCCCCGACGGGGCCATAAACCTCGACCCCAGTTCGTCTTAAAACAGGAGCGTAGGTTGTTTTCTTCCATACGTCCTGCTCTTGCACTACCACCTTCCACCCTTTGAACTCCTCCTCAGGGTGAATGGCGGTTGTATATACTTCTGCTAAACACATTATTCCTCCTCCCCAACCTCCACAGTCAATAGGTTGGATAACCTCCATTCCTTCTCAGCAATGAAGGTTACTCAGCTTATTCGGCCTACTCTCCTAAATCATACCCCTGGAACTGTCCCCAGAAGTACTCGTCCATTGCCATAGCATAATCGCTGGGGACTACCATACACGGTCCCCTACGACTCAGCTTTACCATATGTATTTCCATCGCAACCCCCGAAACGTACCACGTATACATATCTTCTTCCTCCTCCTTCAATAGGTTCAATCACCCCCATTATCGTTATGGTAATGGGGGTTATTCAGCCTACCCTCCTCTACTTCCAGGGGAAGGACGTGAACCCCTTCCCCTGCGACCAGGTCAACCTCCTGGTCTCGCCAAAGTACAGTATGACGGCCCACTTCCCAAAGCCGTCTCTCTGAAGCCACATCGCCAGAGGGCCCACCTCCCAGGACCATTCCTGGAAAGTGACTCCCTTGTCGGATGGCCCTGAATAGGCCAGCCGTAACCCTGAGATCCGATAGATTTTCATATGTTATTCCTCCTAATCGTAACGAATAAATACTGGATCATCTGTCCCGTCTAATCATCTGTCCCGTTAGTCACTACCTTCTGTCCCCTGTCCCGTAGGGGTTCTTCACCTTTCCTACACCTACCCCCAAATCCTCCTCCCTCATCCGTTTACAGGCACAAAAACGGGGAGGGGGTTTCCCCCCTCCCTCATCGGCACCGTGGTTACTTCCGCATTCCCCGGATCTTTTCGAGCAATCCGGTTGGCATAGCGGCCCGCGGCGTTGCTTCACCCGGGCGGTAGTACATTGTCCATGTGTTCTTGGTTTTCCTTCCCCGTGCATCGGTGCCGGTTTTGCTTGCCAGCTGGCGAACGATTTTGCCTTCACCTTCCGCCGCATCGGACGCCGCTTGTAGAGCACAGCGACGACATTTACCACAAGGTCTTTCATAGGAGCAGTTTTCGACCTTCGTCTTCATCGGGTGGTCAACGTCCTGCAACACGGCGTAAAACGCCGTGGCCACGTCCCGGCCGAAAAGGCCGGAGTAAGGGGTTCCATACTTCGTCGTGCCTTCTTTTCTGGGCAGCTCATCGACGATGGTCACCAAAGCATCCACACAAAACCTGTCACACTTAACCGTAGGCATAGCTATCTCCTTTACATACTCATACGCAATGGGCATACATGGGCACAATTGCCCCATTTACATACATACACGCGGGAGGCCCGCGTCCTCGCCCTTTATGTTGCACGCCGCGTGCCAGAAGTGCTAAACTCTTTAGAATCACAGGTTAGGCGGATTATGCAGAACCTTTTCCATTTGCGACCCCCATTATTGTAAAGTATTCCGACAAAGTGTAAGGCAAAGTGTAAACGGCTCTATCCTATTGAGAACAAAGGAGAAACGGCTATGTTGAAATCTGTTTTCCATTTCCATTATAGGTAGGAATGGATTCTGAAATTCATTTTCCGAAGGGTAAGGGGGGTGGGTGCGCTGGAATGCGGTCGATGTCTCAGCCTTAAATAAAAAATAAAAAAAAAATTAGAAAAGTGAGGTAGGGAAGGGGAGGTGAATAAAAGGTGAAAACACTTTACACCCTTAAACTCCACTTTTTTAGTTGTAGTTTTTTTAGTTGTAGGAGGTGGTTAAACAGGGATAAGGAGGGAATTTCGTTGACATTCCTGTTGACAGAAGGGTAAAAAGGGTGGGGAGGAGAAGAAATGGTGAAAATACCAGCAGATAATGGCGAAAATACAGTAGAGACGCCCTTAACCCCCACTGACGAAGTATCCCCTGAAGATATTCTCAAAAAACTGGAAGAAGGCACCACCAAAAAGACCGGTGTGCCTGCTAGATGGAAAGGAAGATCCGATATTAACCCCCTTACTGCGGCAGAAGAACGTAAAAGGACTAGATTGAGGAAGAATTCCAAGAAATATGATGGAAGATTGCTGTCCAAGAATGGCACTATTTCCCGTACCAGTACCAAAGCGGTTCTAACGGACTTTTATGAGTCGGTGAGGTTGCCTGACCTTAAACAGGCATTACAGGTTTCGCATGACCCACGGTACCTTACCTTGTTATCCATGCTGAATAACCCCCGGTTTGCCAATAACACCTTCCCTGAACTCTGTAGACGAAGCAAGATGACTCTCCAGGATGTTGTGGAGGTGTGGAGGTTACATATAAAGAATCAGGGGATTGTGAGGATGATGGGGCATCTGCCGGATATTATGGAAGATGTGGCCATTGATAGTAAGTCGAGAATAGTTGTGTGTGATAAGTGTCAGGGTAAAGGGCAGATTTTTGGGGCTACCATAAATGGGGTGGCTGACCCTGTTTGCCCAGAGTGTCATGGGGAAGGAACAATTAGACTGCTGGGAGATAAAAGTGCCAGAGACTTAGCATTTGAAACCGTGGGATTGAAGAAGACCGGTGGGATCAATGTGAATGTGGCGCAGGTGAATAATACTCCCAAACTTCCTTCATTGGAGGATCAGATAAGTAGTGTGGAGGATGTGTTTGACGCGGAGTATTCAACTTTAAGTGGGGAGGAGACAGATGGTAATTATCGGGAAGAAGGAGTTCCGCAGATTACAGAAAAGGCTGATGACGATAGAGAAGATGGTGGCGAGGTTGCAGCCGCTGGTGAAGGGGATGGGTAACGAGGTTGAGGTTTCATATACCAACCCGGAGAAGCAGTTTCTGGATGAGCTGAGAAAGAGGATGGGGATGCTTAGTGATGAGGAACTTAGGGAGTTGGAAGGGGAGGAGTGATGAAACTTCCAGTACATATAAGAGTGGTTATTTGGGCTTTGAGGAAAGGGATGAACCCGCTGTGGTTGAATCGGTGGCCACTTAACAGGTGGTTTGAGCTGACTACCTCTACAGAGGAGCTGGCAGAGGCAGACCTGAGTGAGGCATGGGTGCAGGATACCCGAACAGGGGTGCTTTTTCAGGGCACAGATAGGATTCAGTAACTGATATGTATAGTGAAAAGGTGGCTCAGAAGAGGATAGAGGTGGTGGAGAAACACCTCAAAATAAAGCTCAAACACTTCCCGGTTGGGAAGGTGGATGAGTTGAGGGCGCACCTTGAAGCCTTATTGAATGACAAAGGGGAATTGACTAGAGGTCTGAGTCAGGAGGAAGTGGAGTTTATCAGGAATGAGAGGTTGATGTGTAAGTGCTCATTTAGGTATTGGGCTGATCGGTATGCTGTGATGCAGAAAGATGGGACGGTTGGTGGGGGAGTGGGGAGGGTGAGGTTCTGGTCGTCACAGGAATTGGCGTTAAAGAAAATGGGAGAGGTTGAAGATGTTCAGTGGGATATGTTCAGGAAAGGAGAGGCGGTTGATGGGATTTGTGTGGTAATGCACAAAGCGAGGCAGTTGGGGGCATGTTGTGTGGCTGGAACTAAAGTACTACGGGGAGACTTCACCTGGGTTGCTATAGAAGATATTAAAATAGGTGATAAGGTAGTTGGAGTTGATGAGTATGTGGTTGGTGGTAAAGGACACGCGAGGAAAATGAGGATGGCTGAGGTACTGGGGACATGTACGATGTATGCCCCAACTTGGAAGATTACCCTGTCTGATGGTACTACTTTTCATACTACCCTACACCACAAATTCATCTTCCGACGTAGGGGAGGTCACGATTTACAGTGGAGAGAAGCTCAAGATGTTAGGGTGGGGGATCAGATTAGACGATTTTCTCAGGTGTGGGGACCCCCTACTGTGGAGGATAGTTGGTTTGGAGGGTTGTTAGATGGTGAGGGGTCATTAAGATTTAAGAGGAGTGGAGGCGCAGAACTTACTGTATGTCAGGTTCCGGGAGCGGTATTAGATAGGGCACATGCGTATTTGAAGAGTATTGGAGTTGATTACAGGATTGATGTTGACGATAGAATTGGCGGGGCTAGCAGTAAGTTAGGTAGTAAACCTGTACACAAATTGGTTGTGAGTAGGTTAGGGGATATCTTTAGGGTTTTGGGTAAAACTCAACCAACTAGATTTAGGGATTTGCAGTGGTTCCAAGGGAAAGAGATACCCAATAATAATGGTGATGTATGGGCACATGTAGTTAAGTCTGAAGAGTCAATGGTGCAGAGGGTGTTTGATATACAAACAACTACTGCTACTTACATTGCAGAAGGGTATATTTCTCACAATACCGCACTAAGTAGAATTATCCTTTGTCATAGGGAGACTAGTTATAGGCATATTAGGGGAATGGCAGCGAGTGTAGATGATGATAAAATTATGGAACTCTATGATAGGGATAAGTTGTGTATTAACAGTTTACCTTTTTATTTGAAGCCTGAAATAGGGTACGACGTAAAAGGGGAACATATCTACTTTGATAAGCTGGATTCGAGGATGCTGTATCAGCAAAGTAGACAGCAATCGGGGCTGGGGCAGGGGAGACAGTTTGATATAGCACATTTAACAGAGTGTGCGTTTTGGCCTTACCCGAATATGATTGAACTTGACTTCTTTCCCACCCTCCCACTTGGGATAAATACCCTTTGTATACTGGAGAGTACCGCAAATGGTTTAGGGGGGTGGTGGTATGACTTTACAGAGGATGTAAGGAAGGGATTACAGAGAAGGTGGAAGTACATATTTGCCCCTTGGTATATTGAGACAAGAAAGAACAGAGCTACACCCCCAACCGACTGGACTCCCTCCGATTTGACCATGAAGCACGCTAGAAGAGTGTATGAGACTTCTAGAGTGTATACGGGGAGAGATGTATTACTGGAGAAGGAGCAGCTTTACTGGTATGAGACAGAGCGGGATGCGGCAAGAAGGAGGGGGAAACTTAACCTCTTTTTAACTAACTTCTGTGCTACCCCGGAAGAGAGCTTCCAACATACAGGGGCGAGTCAGTTTAGTGTTGATGTATTGGAGAGAATAAGGTTGGGGGTGGTGGTGCCTAACTTTTACGAAGTGCAGGTGAATAATGGCACTTAAACTTCCTGAACTTTATAGAATTGGTAATGAAGGGGTGCTGACGGAGCACCCGGCACCAGAGGACACAGATCCACGAGGGTTGGTGGTGGTTATGGAGCCTCCTTCACCAAGGGAGACGTATGTATTAGGGTGTGATCCCACTGTAGGGATTGTGGGGTGGGATAGGAGGTTTAGGACAAGGGATGATATTAAGACGGATAATGGGGCTATTGAGATAATTAGGGTGGGGAGGAACGGAAAACCAGATGTTCAGGTGTGTGAATATGCGGCCCCCATTGATCCTGAGGAGTTGGCGGATGGGGCTAATATTCTGGGGAGGTTGGTTGCGGGAAATGACGAGAGTGGGCAGTGTTTGTGCATAATTGAGGTGTACCCTGGTCCGGGGCTACTAACCCAGCGGAAAATGCTCAATCAGCATGGTTATACTAATATGTTTGTGTGGAAGTACTTGGATTCAATGAGTGTGAAGATGACCACCTCATTGGGGTGGCAAGCGTCACCGAAGTCGGTAAGGGATTTGTGGATCAGAGGGACTAGACATATATCATTGGATAAGATCAGGATTTTGTCTCCGTATTTGGCAGAGGAATTGGCCCATTGTGAGGCCGATGAACTGAAAATGACCGCCAAGGCGTCCTCTGGGAAGCACGATGATAGAGCAAGGGCGTTTTTGATGGCAATTTGGGCCGCCCACGACTGGAGTTATCAGGTGGAGGAGAAAAAGGTGGAAGTTTCGACCTCAAAAGAGCCAGATTGGCAAAGATCGGATGTTTCAGCGGCAAAAATGTACGAAATGTGGGATGACCGGTTTTCGGACCTCTTGGATGATTTACACTAGATGTTTAGCCTTGACGGGACCTAAATCCTGTCATATTTACACTATGGAGGTATTATGGCACTGCTGGCGATTAAGTTGAGCCTCCCTTCGGAGGTTATTAGTGCATATGAGGAACGTGGGGAGCTGGGGAAGGTGCTGTCGGCCCAACTGACAAGAACTGTACACTATACAGCCGAAAAGCCGATGTATATTAACGATGCTTTACGTTTGAGGCTGGAAAGACTGTTTGGAGCTAATTTTCAATCCCCAGAGGATCTGGTGAGGAAAATGGAGAGGTATGTGACGGCGAGGATAGGGGAGGTGGATGTTCAGTTGAAGCCTCAACTTCTACAGAGATTGAGAACAAGGTGTCCCAGTAATAAAACCTTCGAGAAACATCTTGAAGAGAGGGTTATACTGGGATTGGAAGAATATGCGGGGATGAGGTAAAAACAGATGAGGTAAAAACATATGGCAAATGCTAAGAAGGTCAAGAAGCCTGAGCTGGAATTGAGTACGGGGACGGGTGAAACTATTGGGAGTTTGGCTACTACCCGAGGGATACGAGAAGCCAAGGCTTGGGGGAGGCCAGACCGAGCAGAAGCACTGGAGCGTTATACACATACAGGTTTACGAAAGCATGAACTGGAAGACCGAACCCGTAGGCATCTTGGTCATGATCTTTCTCAGGGTGGAGCTTCCTATAAAGACATAATAAAGTACAATATGGGCCTTGGAGGCAAAAAGGGTGATTACGAGACTATTAAGCGTCTGCAAGGTACCTTCGATAGGATGCACGAAGCCGGAAATTCTATTTACCGTGAAGGCCGCAATAGTAACACCCTGCGGTCTAAGAAATTAACTCGAAAGCGGGGGAAGCGATAATGCCAAATTCACGGCCTGAGGCGACTCCATTACCCCCTCCTCCTCCTCCTGTACCTTTTGGGGCTTCTCCTGCTAGGAGTATAGCCAAGGCGGTGGGGTTTCCTTGGCCGTGGGCTCCGGGATTGGATAATGTTTGGTTTAGACAAGATTATAATGCTGCTGATGCGTGGGGAGAGTTCTTTAAGAAGCAGAACATTATCAGAGTTACTCCTAACCGTAGAGATCTTTTAGGTGCGTATGCTACAGCTAATCACGAGCTTACGCACCCGGTACAAAAAGCATTGCAGTATAATAGTCTATTACTGGGTTCACATCTTGGGCCAACATATGCTGAACCATTACACTACACAAAACCGCAAACTATACTACAGCGTATATTTACTCCTTATGTTAGAGATCCCTATGAGCTGTATGCTAGGCTACGCGGAGACGAAAAGATGGCAGGGGTCCCTGAACATATGCGATACGAAGACCCTTTACCCTATTGGATGGGTAGGTATGCTACAGGTCAATCAGTACCTCCACTGGTTAAACAGGCAATAGAAGAGAGTATATACTTTAATCCTAAAACGGTGAAGTTACCCCAAGCAATACAAAGACAGAGGAGAAATAACAAGTAATGCCTATTCACGATGTTCAATGCTCAAAGTGTGGTAAAGTAATAGAGAACTATTTTGCTTCCCCGTGGCCTCATACTCTCCGCCACGAGGAAGATGGGGGTGAACTGCAGATTTTATGGCGACCCCAAACCTCCTCTGGAGTCGCCGCAGTTCATCCCTCAGAACGCACTGTAGTGTACAGGAACCCTCAAACAGGCGAAGTAGCGTACCCGGGTAGGGCTGATGAGATTATGCCTGCCAGATACAGGCTGAGGGGGTTTCAGAGGGTGGAGTTTGAACATGCCCGGGACTTGGAAAAGTTTGAGAAAGAAACAGGTACCATAAATGAAGGGGTGTGGTATAACTCGGGTAATGGGGCGTAACTGATAGGGAAGGGGGAGTTATGGGGGATTTTACAAACTGGGCAGTAACACCTCTGTTGCCTCCGCCTCCTCCTTTGCCTGATAGAAGTAAAAGGGAGGGAAGGTATGCTGGGCTTCCTCCACCTCCTGCTGAACAGGCTCTTTACACTACTGTAGATAAGTTGGCTATGGGATTGTATAACTGGGGTATACGCCCTCTTTCCTCTCCCCTTGGAATGGCCACCGCTGCCCTTGGACCTGCCTTAGCCTCTGGGGCAATACCCATGAGGTATATAGTGGCTGGTGGTGGAGCACTAGGGGGGCATGGAGCCATTCAGGAGGGGAAAGCAGGGCAGTGGATGCCTTCAACGGAGTCTCCGGGGGCTCTTCTCAATGCCACCTTGGCTGCAACCCCTGCAGCCGTGGCGGCGTGGTTACCTCATACTAGAGCTTCCCTCATTAAACCCAAAACCTCTACCCCTTCTCAGTCTGTCCCAGATGTGGTTCCTAACCCTAGTAGGAGGCAATTCCTCAAACAAGCTGGGCCAGTGGCTGCTGGGACGGCCCTTGGGGCTCCGGCAGCAGTTAAGGTGGCTGGGAAGGTGGCTAGTTGGGGGGAGAAGGGAGCGGCTGCTGCTCCAGCGGCTTCTACGGCTTCTACAGTAGCTGCCGCTGAGTGGGTGCCTATTGGGACGAAGGTTAGGTATATGGGTGGTAGTGGGACGTATCACGTTACTAAAATCTACAAAAACTCCGCTGGAGATATTGCCCATGACACCGTGCTACACAGTGGTACCAAAGCTGGTGCATTAGAACATGCCCCAGAGTCTGTGATTCGTCAAGCTGAGCAGAAAGCACTGAGTAATGAATCTGGCCACCCTTATGGTTCTGCTACCGAAGGTTCTAGCGGAGGACCCTATGTGCAGGATGAGCATTTATACGTAGAAACAAATCCTGCAACAGGGCCAGCCGCAGTCCATCGACGCGTAAACTTTGTGCACCCTGAGCATGGGAGAGTTATAGATGTGGCTGTTGCAAGGCACGGTGAGACAGTGGTTACATATATGAATGCTGCCGGTGACCGGCATAGTATTATATTCCCTAGAAGTACTACGAGAGAGCAACTCCGTACTTATGCTGGTGATGTAATAACCGACGCAATTCATAATACGGGGATTGGTCATATACCTGATACTTGGCTGTCCTCTGATATGTATGAGCTGGCTC